CTATACCACTCTTAACCAAGTCATGCGACCTACCCACCACGGCATACATTAGGGGCAGCGCAACGCACCCTTGGCACATTGAGCGAACTGCTACGAAGTCATTATGTGTGCGGTGGAAAGATATAGGTGCGATTGCAAGTAGTGTCATGTTATTGACCAATAAATTAAACGGGCCTTTGGAGGCTGGGTGTCAATTATGGTGGGATCCAATTTTAATCAAATATAGGTTTGTTATGAGGGTTGACAATAGCTCCGCCAATCTTTTATTTATTGATTTCACAGGCCCTCAGCCATTAAAAGGAACTTGGAACAGCATTGTTGTTTCATACAGCGGAGGCACAGCAGCGGGCTTAAACTTGTACGTAAATGGGATTGCTTTAACCGTTGCATCCATCAATAACGACACTCTATCAACGGGCAATACCGCACCACGCAGCGCATGGACAATGAACGCAGGATTTGAGCCTGACAACACAACACTCATCATAGTGTATCCCCGAAACCCAATGAAGTTCGGTGAATTTCAATTCGTAGATAAGGCAATGAGCGCAGCCGAGGCATTGGAGTTCAATCAGCGCAGAAGGTCAAAGACATCTGACTTCAGCTATGCAGCGAGTATAGCCCACAGGATGCTATCAAAAGACATTGATATGGCTACCACAACCTTCACAGGAGAGTCAGGTGCAAACAGCTTTACAGCCGTTAATTCAGTCAGCCCATTTAATAACTACGATGCAGCATGAAGAACATGATGATAAACTGAAGGATTAAGAAATGAATATTCAAGACTGGTCAAAGGAAGTTGTAGAGCAAGCGCAAAGAAATATCGGTGCGTTCAGAACAGTAAATGGCAAGAGACGAAGGATATCAAGCAGCGGAGCGTTGAAGGAGAGCCTTGGCTATTTGGTAATAGAAAAGAATGGAAAGATTTCAATAGCGTTTAAGTCAAAATTGTTCTATGCAGCCTTCATTCAGTCAGGTGTAAATGGAACGGAGATAAACCATGGAAGCATCTATTCTTTCAAGGAAGGAGGGAAGATGATTCCTACTGGAAATGTAAAGGGTGGCACATCGGACGAAACGTGGGGAATACGAAAGTGGATGCGAGAAAAACCAATGCGACTCAGAGACAAGAGTGGGTCATATATAAAGGCAACCGAGAAGGCAAAAAGAAGCGCAGCATTCGCAATAGCTATCTCATTGAAGAAGAAAGGAATTGCTCCAATGCCATTTATGTCTGAAGCGATTATGGATACGATGGATAAACACGGAATTCCTTTAGCTGATTTCATAGAAGATGCCATGAGTAATTCACTAAAGAAGTACAAGAAATGAGTTTGACAATAGTTCAACAGCCAAGTGAGGTTCAAGGAATCAATGGAAGGACAATCATCGTTGCCAGCAGCACGAATGTATCAGAGCCAAAGTTCAGATTTAGATTTGTGATTCTAGTTGAATCGACTTCATTCGGCCCCTACTATATTGAAGCCGACCCGAATGATTTGGGAGTATTCGACTGCTCTCCAAGATTGAAAGAACTGGTGCAAGCTGACCTTGTGTACGGAACAAGTCCAGCCACTATGAAGCATATCTTCGACAATGAAGTTGATATGACGTTCATGCTTGGTCAAAGTTCGATGAAGGATGTCGATGTTTTCGTGAGAGAATCATTCGCAGTTGATTTGGATAGCGAGCCAATTGACCAAGGAACAATCGAAACAATTAGCTTCAAGATGACACCTGAGAGCCATCGTATAAAGGAGGGAATAAATCCAATTGTATCACGTGGTGTATTGACGGGCCAAGTCAAAGAAGGTCTTGTGATTTGCACAAATGCGAGGTACGCACAGAGCACAATCCTAACCGTAAATCTTGCGCCAGCGGCTCGGTACATCATTCCATACTTCACAAACGGATTGCTTGAAAGTGATGTCTCATATTGGAAGATGACCGTCATATTTGCGGACGCATCAACTCAAACTTCTGATATCGAGCCAAGCACTAGCACGTTCAACTTAGCCAGCGGAACTCCTGAGATAGTTTACTTCCTATGTGGCCCACGAGATTTGCACGCATTCACGGGCATTCCATTAGCTATGAGGCCGACAACGGCAAGCACGTGGAAATCATATAAACTTGTGGCATATAATGCCTTAGACGAGCCCATTTCGGCCACATATACAATCGTGAGGAATGAGCGCAGTTGTAGATACGATCATTACCAATTGATGTTCACTAACCGAGTGGGCTTCTGGAATCTTCAATCATTCTACATGACGAGCAAGAGAACCGTTAAAGTCGCTGGCGGTGGGAAGGAATACGTGAAGAACGTAGGGAGCACGACCGATGGAGATGGACTTCTGTATGGGTTCAAAACATGGGATAGAGAGGTATTCACCTATGGCAAAGAGCCAGAAGTCATGATGGAATTAAATAGCGATTGGTTGAATGCCGCTGAAGCAGCAGACATGGATTCGTACATCTATTCAAACGATGCTTGGCTGCTAAAGGGTGGAATTGCAGAGCCTATTCCAGTTAATATCACAAATCAGTCTCACAATGATGATGAGTACAAAAACATGAGGCAGTACAAAGTCAGCATTGAAGTAGCCCAAAGATATTTCACGTTATGAATGAATCGGTAGTGTTAAGAGTTTGGAAGGAGAGCGGAGTTCAAGTACTGCTTGACGTGAAGGGGAAGCAGAACATTCCGACAACCTATCAGTTCCAGAACGTCTTAAACTTTGGCAAGGCTGAAGGAGATTATATGAAGCAATTAGACCTTCCAGCAACGAAGAACAACATTGCGTTTTTCGGAGAGCTTTGGAATGCGAATCTTCAAGGAACTTTCAACCATAAGAAGAAGTTGAAGATGGTAATGGAGTTCAAGACAATTCCTATACTAAAGGGGTTCATGCAGCTTGTGGATGTGAAAGTTGAGAAAGGAAAGTATGCTGAGTTCACTGTCAAACTATTTGGGGAGTCAGTTTCATTGTTTAAGGACTTTGGAAACAAGCTGCTGAAAGATGTTGATTGGAGCGCATTTGACCATTCAGCCACCTTGCAGAATGTAGCAGATGGAATGGACGGCATTATTGGTCAGGAAAATTTCTTTTCAGATGACTTGCAAAGTGGTATCGTGCTAGGAAGCGATGGAACGTCAGGCGAATTCTTCTTTGTAGATTTGGGTGATAACATTGACTACCTAGATTCGGGAGATGGGTTGATGGTCATACGGACTGGCGACACTGGTTCAATAATTTACTATGCATTTGACACCGTAATGGGTGAAGAGTATGAAATCGACATAGTGATTGGTAGTTATACCTACACGTCTGATAGCAACCTACAAGTACGTGACCACGGAACTGAGGACATATTATGGAATCAAGACTTCTCAGGTGACGGAATTCAAAGCATTACATTCATAGCAACTGGAACTATATCAAAGTTCATGATAATTACTGACTGGTTTAGTTTTGGGCAGTTGGATTTGATGTCGTTTGAAATACGTGGTGCTGGTCTTGGAGATTTGGCAGACATTGGAGTGGTCTACGGCATTCAAGATTATGGCGACCAACTTAGGGCAGAGGCCATTGACGTTGAGAATGATTTGTATGCGCCGTCCTACGGGCTCATCTACCACCGACTCAAGCCTTACATAAATACAAAGAAGATGCTTGACGTAATGATGCAGCAAGTTGGCTGGACGTACGAAAGTGACTTTATCAATGATGCTTATTTCAACAAAGTTCACTTGCTTGCTCATAACCTTGGAAAGGAACTGAGCTTCAATACAGGATTGTTTCATATTTCCAAGGTCGGAATTACATCTGACCAGTACATGGAGACAGGGTTTAACCAGAACGGAGTTCTGTTTGATGATGAAAGTTCCTTCGATTTCAGCGACACGAATAACGTGAACCAAGCTGGTGCTGGATTGTCAGGAATCTATACTGGATTCGTAGCGGAATATAACTCAGCTGGGCAAGGCGGATATAGATTCAGAATATCATTGAGGTTCACGGGAGGAGATGGTAATGGTGGTGAAGTTGTAATTTATTTGATGCGAAGATTTGGAGGCACAGAGTTTACAATGCAATCTTGGAATTTAGTAGTGCCAGCTGATTCAACGGGTGACGAGCGAGAGTTCTTGGAAGAGACTAATACATTCATACAAAGTGGTGACTATTATTTGCTGATGTATAACTCAGTTATATCAAATCCGTTTAGTCCTCCTCCGATGGGCTTATTCAGTTTGATTGCCAGCGAGCATACATTCTTTGAGTGCTTCCAGTCGCCTGTAATCCCTCTTGTAAGCGTTCCGAATACCTATGACTATCCATTCCACCTGAGTGATAACATAGGCCAAGAATTAAAGCAGAAAGACATTCTTGCGTTCCTAGATTCAAGGTTCAACTTGATGTACATTCCAAGCAAGACAAAGGAAAAGCATGTGAGGATTGAGCCTTGGAATACATACATGGCCGTTGGTGTCCGAAAGGATTGGAGCAACAAGATTGACTTATCCAAAACCTATGTGATTAAGACCTTGGCAGATAGTGAAAAAGAGACCATTGAGTTCAACACTAAGCAAGGAGAGGACATTATCAACAAACTTGTAAAGGACAATGCAGCGAGAGTTTATGGACGACAGAAGTTCGTCAATGACTTGAATGATTTCGCAACTGGTGAAACGAAGATTGTAAGCCCTGATGTTGTAAGCCCGTTGAACGCTTTAGCTGGGAGCGACATAATGATTCCAAGGCTTTACACGGAGTCAGGTACACCCGTGAAACCTGAGTTGAGGTTCTTCGTGAAAGGCGAGAGCATTGACATTGGCGACTATAAACTTCGTGACTATCATGGCAATGATGTGACCCGTGACCATTACACTCACTTCGGGCACTACTCAGAGCCGATACCTGACAGTATAGATGAGGACTTGAACTTCGGCAAAGAGTCGCCATTCCATGCGTATGTGAACCTTCCTAGTGGAACTTGCTATGAAAGATATTGGAAGGCGTACCTAGACCAAACCTACGGCCCTGAAGCAAGATTACTGACTTGCCATATTGATTTATCAGCGCATGACATTGAAGGCTTTGAGTGGAATGACAAAGTGTATTTGCTAGGCGCATGGTGGAACGTAAACAAGATAACTGGATTCGACCCGACAAATGGAGGCACTACCATGGTTGAATTTGTAAGGAGGTCAAATCAATTAAGTGGGTTGACCTCAGTTGATGCAGTTTCCGATGGCCTTGAGAACTCATACACATTAAACTTGAAGTAATATGGAAACGATACTGGTCAAGATTGAAGCCGATAACTCAAAGGCAATAAAGAGCATAGAGGAACTGGAGAAATACGTTAATGACTTGTGGGATACGTTTCAGAAAGCTGGTGGAGACACCAGTAAAATAAACTTTGACGCATTTTCGGAGGCTAGAGAGAAACTTGAAAGACTAAAAACTTCTGCAGACGTATCAAGCGAATCTATTGACAAGACTAGCAAGGCATTTCAGAAGTCGGGGAGCGACATAAATAAGGGAATGAGTGTTGGAACGATTGCCATAAAGGCCATGGCAAATCAATCCGAGAGTGCTGGTGATACGATAAACAAAGCGAACAATCTTGTGAGCGGTGTAATGGGGAAGCGTATCAATCTTGAAAAAGAACTTGCAAAACGGCTGAACGATTCAAAGGTCAAGACAGTTGCTCTTGCATCTGCGAAAAAACTTCTTGCATGGGCAACTGGTGGAGCAACGGGAGCAACAAAGCTTTATCGACTTGCATTGATAGGAACGGGCATTGGAGCATTTGTAGTTTTACTTGGAGTGATGATAGTGAACTGGGATAGAATTAGTTCTTCAATCAAGGAAGGTGTATCATCTTTAATCGGATGGATACGAACAATTTCACCCGTGGGAGCATTATTTGGGGTGATAATTGATAAGATTCAAGCATTCGCAGAAAAGGTTGGAGGTATCAAGCAGTTGATGAGTGGGCTGGCAAGTGGAGTGATTCAACTTTTCCGTTCAATTGGTGATGTAATGGCTCTGGCTCTAAGTGGAAACATTAGAGGCGCAATTGCGGCAGCACGTGAGGCTGGAGAGAAGGTAGGAGATGCTTTCAACAAAGGAGTCGAGAGCAAGCAATCTGAACTTGATGAAATAGTTTTCCAAGCTGGCCTTGCTCAGAACATAAAGAACTCAGAGAACTTGATTGCCCTTGAAAAAGCAAGGGGCAAGAATACCATTGAACTTGAACGTGCACTTCTACAATCCAAGCTTGGTCAGTTCAAGCAGTACTCGCTTGACTGGCAAGATGCAAATAATGAGTTGATGGTTTTTGAGGCTGGGCTGCAAACGGATAAGGATGCTGCTGGACAGAAGGCAAGAGACGAGGAATTAAAACGAGTGAGGGCCGAGCAAGAAGAAAAAAGAAAGATTCGTGAGGAGTTCGATGAAATGTTTAGAACGATGGACTTCACAGAACTGCAATTAAAGCTTGATGTCATCGCTATTAAAGCAGAAAAGTATAGAAATGCTGGCGTTGCTGAAGTTGAAGTTGACAAGTTTGTGGCGGCACAAAAGAAACTGATTCAAGACGATGTAGATGCAAAGCAGAAGGAAAGTGATGATAAGCTTGCGGCAGAAAGACTCAAGGTTTTAAAGGCTCAAGAGGGATTAGAGGACGAGCTATACTTCGCATCACTTGACAAGCGGAACCAAGAACAGACTAGCCTGATGCTTGCTTACGAAAAAAGGGTAGCCATCGCTGGCGATGACGAAGGATTATTGATTGCAGCATTAACTAGGTATCTGGATGATTCCAAGGCATTAAAGAAGAAGCACGACAAGGAAGATGTGGAATCATCCGCTCTTGCGGTGAAGCGGAAAGTAGATGAATATGATTATGCGGCACAAGTCGTAAAAGCTGGGCTTGACGTAATAGGAGGACTTGGAGAAATATTTGCTGGAAAAGGAAAGGTAGCCGCAAAGAAGCAGTTTGAGTTCAACAAGAAAATTCAGATTGCTGGTGCGTTGGTCGATACCTTCAGAGCAGCGAATGGATTCCTTTCTATACAGCCAACTACATTTGCAAACGTAGCATTCGCAAGTGCTGCCATCGTAGCTGGTCTTGTTAATGTCAAGAAGATAGCCAGCACTAAATTTGAAGGAGGCGGGCCAACCACATCAAGTTCATCATCACCAATGGCAAGCGGCACGCCAGATATGGGAAACTTCGGTGGGGTAGATTTCAGCTTCCTCGGTCAAGGCGGAAACTCAAACGCATCTGAGTTCGGTGGAGGCCAAGAAAAGAAAATTGAAGAGCAAGGAGGTGTCAAAGCATACGTTGTAGGACAGGAGATAACAGGCCAGCAAGCCATTGACCAAAAGATTGCAGAACAAGCTTCACTCCTTGGTGGCTAAGGGAACAAATCTGACCTTCATTCCATTTATGGGCATGAAGAAACACCTAATTAAACTTGACAGATATCGCAAAGTCATTGAGATGTTCATTGACGAAGCAGACCCTTATTGGGGCGTAAATGCTATCAGCGTGGTTGGCAACCCAGCCATTCAGAAGAACTTCATTGCATTTAGTAAGGATGCTGGGAAGAATGAAATCAAGTTAATGAATGAAGAGCAGCGAATCATCGTTGGGCCTGTTTTGATTCCTGACATGAAAATAACTCGCTCAAGCGAAGCAGACGGTGAGTATGAAATATTCTTTAGTGCGGACACAGTTAGGAAGGTAGCACATCTATATCTCAAAAGAAACAATCAATCGAACACAACAGTTCAGCATGAAGGAGGTATCATCGAAGGGTGTACCGTTGTGGAATCTTGGATAGTGGAAAGCAAGATGGACAAGAGCGTTCACCTTGGCTATCAGCTACCGAGCGGAACGTGGATGGCAGCAATGAAAGTTGAAGATGACTCCATTTGGAATAAGGTAAAGAGCGGAGAGTTGAAAGGGTATTCAATTGAGGGAATGTTTACAGAGTTGGAAGGACTGACAGATAATGAAGATACGGTTCTTCAGACGGCCATGAAGGCAATCAAGGAATTCATTTCAAATTGATAAAGGGAACGAAATCCACAAGCAATCCATTTACAAGAAAAGCATTAAAAAACTTCAGACATGAAAAGGTTCGGACATAGTATCAAGCTGGAAGCAGCAAAGACAAATCAAGACAGTTACTTAAAGCGAATGGCGGTTGCTGTTCTGCTTTCAATTGGACTGTTGGACAAAATAGAAGCCACAGTCGAAATGAAGCTGATTGGTGACAAGGGTGTTATTCTTTGCAGCACAGATAAACTTGAAACTGGTTCAGTTGTCTTCATGAAATCTGAGAAAGGCAGAACAACTCTCGCAGACGGGGAGTACTCCTTAGAAGATGGAATGAAGTTCAGCGTGAAGGAATCAGTAGTTGAGCTGAAGTTAGAGGAATCAGCCGACCCAAAACCAGCTGACCCAAAGGCCGCAGACCAAAAGGCACCAGTTAATGAGGAAGTCCTCTTGGCCGCAATTAACAAGGTTATCTCATTGAGTTCTCAAAAAGAACTAGCGAATGAAGAACTGCTAAAGAACAAGATTGCTCTTGCAATATCTAAGATTCCGTTGGTCGCTCCATTAGGAGGTGACGATACTTCAGAAGGGAAAGGTGAAATGGTAATGCTATCAAAGCATGAGGTGGCAATTATGTCAACCCATGAGAGAGCTTATCACATTGCTGGGAACTTGATTGCAAAGCACGGAGTGCAAAGAGGCGCAAATTTGAAACTTGCATCGGGAGAGCCGACAATTACAAGCACATACGCTGGTGCATTCGCCTTGCCATACATAGCTGCGGCCATCCTCGGAGGGCAAACACTTGGAAACAATCTTATCACCGTGAAGCAGAACGTAGGCCCGAAAGGAGTTACTGTTAAAACTTTGGCGGTTGCCGATATCATCCAAGCTGCATCATGTGACTTCACTCACCAAGGAAGTGTTGACCTAGACGAAAGGAAACTCTTGACTACCGATTTGAAAACCAATATTGAAGTTTGCAAAACGCCATACATACAAGATTGGGAAGCGATGTCAATGGGTGCTGGCAGAATGGGTAAGCAATTGCCTCCGAACTTCCAGTCATTCTTCTTGATGGAAATTGCAGCGATAATCGCTGGTGCATTTGAAACGAAAGTTTGGCAAGACACCTTAGCTACTGGTGCTGGACACTTCGATGGACTTGACGTTGTTCTTACAGACGGAGATGAAATTGACCTTACTGGCGGAGCAGTTACTGCGGCCAACGTGATAACCAAGCTGCGAATTGCCATTGCAAACGTTCCACAAGCATTGAAGTTTAATCCGAACACGAGGGTTTATGTCGGAGGTGACGTTGCACTTGCATATGTTCAGAAACTTGGCGACCAAGGATTCATGAATGAGTATCAAACTGGTGTCAAGCCGTTGAACATTGACGGATATCAATTGGTGTACGTTCCTGGCAAAACTGCTGGCTCTATCACAATCTGTACTCCCGACCAATTATGGTTCGGCACAGACCTTCTTTCTGACCTTGCGTCTGCGAAGTTACTTGACATGGAGGACAAGGACGGAAGTGACAACGTGAGGGTCATAATGAAGTACACTGGTGGCGTTCAGATTGGCGTTCGTGGAGACATTGTTCACGGAGTCCAAGCAGCCTAATTAGTAACCGAATTAAATTGAACTGAAATGTGCGTATTAACACAAGGAAGAAAGAAGGCTTGCAAGGAACAAGTTGGTGGAGTGAAGAGAATCTTCGCTCAAGACTGGTCTTTGGTGAGTAACAAGATTTACGATGCAGACGGAGTTCTGACAGGCGTTGATGCTGTTACAGTTTATCAAGTAGACCTTCCAGCTGGTACGGCCGAGTTCAATCAAACCATGAAAGCAAGTCGTGAGAATGGAACGGTGTATTACGAGCAAGGTGTAACTATAAACCTCTTTGGTCTTTCAAAAGAAGATAGAAAGGAGTTACAAATCATGGCACGAATGAATCTGTCTATATTCGTAGAAGATTTCAACGGAAATATATTCGAGTGTGGAAGAGATGGTGGAATGGATGCAAGCGGTGGTGGAGTAAAGACTGGCAAGGGCAAAGGAGATATGAGCGGTTATACATTGGAGTTCATGGGCGAGGAAAAAGACCATGCACCATTTGTAGCAGCTTACACATCTGTTCCATTTGACAACATTGCGAACATAACAGTATCATTCCCAGCGTAAGAAATAGTTCATAGTTGTAGGAACGCAGAAAGAAGGGAGGGTGAATGCCTTCCCTTTTTTTGATTAAAAAAGAAAACATGGCAAAGGAATTCATATTGAATGCAGCTGGAAAGATGGTCGAAAAGAGCATCTGGAAAGAAGGAATTGCTAGAGATGCAGCAAAGACTGAAAAGAAGAAAGAAGCGGTAGGTGAAGTCAAGAAGAAGCTGAAGAAATAATGTGGCAGCTTCGTAGAAATACGGTATCGCTTCTCGCAGCCACATTCAATGACAACGAGATTGGAGGTGTTGGAGCAAGTTACTTGATTGAGTTCAGCACGATGGACTCCGCTCCGCTGTATGTTATTCCAGTCATCCTTTCAGACATTGTGAGAGCGACAAGATTCAGCTTGAACATTGTTGATGGCAATCCAGCAAACGGTGAGATAATGCTTAAAGTTGGGCATTATGACGTCAAAGTATATCGACAAGATTCTGAAGTCAATCTCAATCCGCTTCATCCCTCAGTTGAAGGCTGCGTATTCATAGGAGATGCTTTCGTTGAGTCAGCAGCGTTATCAGAGCCCACATTCTACATGCGTGAATTCGCAAAATCAATATACTATGACAGACAATAATACTGCCCACGTAGTATCAATGATATCCCATACTGACAGAGAGTATAGGGATGTGATAACCCGTGGTGAAAGACCATACGTGAAGTATGGCGAACTGGACGACCTTCCGAATTATCTCAATGATTTGTTTGAGAATAGTTCCATAAATGGGGCCTTGATTAACTCAATTGCCGATATGGTTTATGGGGAAGGATTGCAAACTGAAAACGGAGAGCCTCCTAGTGATAGAATTCAAGAGTGGCTTGATACCCGAATGTTCGGACTTGATGGCGTAGACACTTTGCGCCATGCTTGCCACGATCTAAAGAAGAACGGAATCACGTTCTTGGAGGTCATAAGAGGTAATGGAGGTATCAGCACCATCTTCAGAGGGGAAGTTGAGAATTGGAGGCTCGGAAAGATGAACGATGCGAGAGAGATAGAGAACTGCTACTACTCGCCAAACTTCCTTGAGCCATTAGGCCCGAACACGCCACAACCAGTACCGATGTGGAAGGCCGACACAAAGAATCCACGTTCCGTTTTGGTGGTAAGCATTCCTGTGCATGGAAGGAAGTACTATCCACGTCCAGATTATTTCGGTGCTGCGAAATATTGCGAGCTTGATAAGGAGATTGGCTCGTACCATTTGAACAATATCTTGAATGGAATGGCTCCGTCATTCTATATCAACTTTAATAATGGTGCGCCAGAGACAGAAGAAAAAAGAAAACAAGTAAAGTCAAAGCTGCTTCGGGAATTAACGTCACCGAGAGCAACTGGAAAGGTGATAATTGGTTGGAGCAATGGGAAGGAGAAATCACCAGACATACATAAGTTTGAACTGAGTGATGCGGATAAGCAGTACGACCAGCTTGCACGAACCGTAGTTCACCAAGTAATGGTTGGCCATCGTGTAGTAAGTCCAATGATGCACGGAGTTCGTGACTTCGGAACGGGATTCAGTAACAATGCAGAAGAACTCAAGATTTCATCTCAATTATTTGAGAGAAATGTTCTAAGCCATTACCGTGAAATTCTTGAGAAATCTTTGATGCCTATTTTTGAAGAAATGGGACAGACGGATAGGCTATACTTTACGTCTCCTGACCTTGAGCCGTTGAAGGAAGAACAACCGAACAAGCCTATTGTGAAAGATAGTATTGCCACGGGAGAAGAAATGCCAGTTGCCGAGGAAGTTGCAATGTCCATGTACAAGTTATCCGACACAGATGTTGCAGAGGCCATCGTTCATTTAGGAATGGTGGGAGACAAAGCACCTATCGAATGGGAGCTTGTAAGCAGCGAAAAGGTGTCCGATGATGGTAGGTACAAATTGAGCGCATTGCACTCAGCACAGAACTTCCTTGTAAGCCTTGTGAGCAATTTGGGGAAGGTTTCAAGTCAACCAGCACTTCCAAGCATCCAAGACAGTAATTTATTCAAAGTTCGTTATGCGTATATGCCGTTGAGGGCATCAGAGGATAGCCGAGAATTCTGCTCGTTTATGGAGGGAATGACAAGTGAAGGAGCAGTATTTAGATATGAGGATATCGTGCAAATGAGTTTCAAGGGAGTGAACAGAAGCTTCGGACATAAGGGACAGAACTACAATTTATTCCTTTACAAAGGTGGGCCGTATTGCAACCATTTTTGGGAGCGAAGAATCTACAAAGTGAAGGTCGATGCTGCGAACCAAATCAGCGTGAATAAGGCGAAGAAAGAAGGTTTTGCTCCTATACTGAATCCTAGAGAAGTTGCTAAACTTCCGACTGATATGCCAAGGCACGGTCATCATCCAAACTACGGGAAATGAAAGAAATATACTTCATTGACGATGCATACATGATTCGCTTCAGCTGGCTTAATGGGTCAACTGACCAAGATTATCTCAAGCCAGCGATTCGGCTTGCTCAATTGAAACGTCTCAGGTACTATATTGGCACGTGCTTGTATACCAAACTTACAGACCTCGTTGAGAGCCAAGACGTAGGTGACAACACAAGCATAAACCACGCAGACAACGCCAAGTACAAAACAATTCTGGATAACCATATTCAAGACGTTCTATTGTACTGGACATTGGTTGAATTGTATCGATATCTAGTTTACAAAATTGATAACTCAAGCATACTCAAACGTGTGGCGAATAACACCGAAACGTTGAGCAAAGAAGAGTTGATGCAGATGATAGAATCTGAGGAATCAAACGCTCAATTCTTCACACAACGAATGATGACATACCTAGCAAATCTCAAAGGGGATGACCGCATTGCAGAATATGACAATTGCTCTGAAGGAGCAGACATAGAAGCACCAAAAACAAGCGTTGAATGGATTGGAATAGATGTACTTTGACAAAGAGGCAAAAGGAGAACGAGTTAAAACTTTCTGAATACATTCGCAAGAAGGAAGAAGAAAGCAAAGTAAAAACCAAGAAGTAATGAAAACAGTATATCTAATTTTAGCACTTGCGGTCATCGTATCATGTGCAAAGCTGCCAGTTGACAGGGCAAAGACGTTTGAAGGAATGTCGCCAGAGGAAGAATTCCATACGTTCATCAGTCCTAGGTTATTCGGAGAAATAGACGACAATAGATGCCCGATTAAGGTGGAGAATCTTGACAGCCTATTGATTGCGGATGAGTACTTCCTATGGATTGAAATTGACAATGGAGTGGGAACGTACCACGAACAGGGTGAAGTATCTCAGGTGAGAGCAAATAGTGCGTTGCTTCGATGCGGACTTTTTGGATACGGCCGAGCATGGATGAGGCTTGATACATGGGAAGTAAGTAGCGCAAAGAAAGTAGGAGTGACACATTGGCCTATTGGTTCTGTTTCTGGTATGAATATAATCGAGGTTTACCACCATGGAACAGATAAGACTTGGATTCTTCGTAGCAATACTGAAGTCGGAGAATTCTTGGCTTTCACATCTGCAATAAATGGGTATGCAAATGAGGGTTCACAGACAGGAAGCGCAACGGCTTATCTCAGGACACCAGACCTTGAATACTTTATCGCTACTGAGGACATCGTGACTGGATTCACTTTGACATTGTACGATGGCGAAGGAGCATATTTCGTAAATCAGAATTCATACACGGAGTATGGGAGAATTCTTTGGAGAAACTTTCAGACAGAGAATAGTGGCTGGGATTATTTTCAGCCGTGCTCAGTTCAGAACATGATGATTCGTGTCGACCTAACAGTAGAAGGAGCGAGCGTTCAGTCCAACTGGTACTCTTTCAATATGCGCTCTCAATATCAGAGTGACAATGCTTGCCAAGGTTCAAATGATTATCTGTTTACATCGAATGACCCATTGATTGGTGAGTTCAAATACTACTAAGAGATTATGCCTCGAAATGAAATCCGAAGTTTTGTAGACGGAGTGACCAGCGTGCCTGATAACGTCATGAAAACAGTTGGTGGAGCAACTGGTGTTGGAACAGGACTTGTTGAGGTTGCTGACGAGGCAACTCAGCTTCCTTTCATTTACCCTGATTTCATGGTGTACGTGTTTGACTTCGGGCTTGTGTTCTTTTATGGAATGATCGGGGCATTGGGAGCAGCGTTTGTCAATTGGATACTCAAGCGTTTCATAGTAAAATGAAGAGCGTTGGCACAAAGATATTCGGAGGGTTAGCCGTCACCGTAGTTCTTGGATTCGGGGCTTACAATTTCGCCATGTACAAAGACATGCTCACGTTCCATACTCAAGGAGAAACTATCTCATGTGAGAGAGTGGATACTTACGATGAAGCATTGGCATACGCTAAGATAATCGCAAACACGGGTCTTCAGAGATTCGGAAGAAGGTATGGGTGCTCTTACCACTACGTGATAATAGGAAAATGGATTTTCAAGATGCAAGAAGACCTTGCAATTAGCGCACATACAGCGGACTACAACACACGAGCCATTGGATTGATGCTTTGCAGAACTGATGATGAAGAGTTCAACAAGTTGACCATGTATACCGCCAGACTGAAATTCATTGAGCTACATGAAGAACATGAATTCGTCCTCGCAGTTTTTCACTCGGACGTATCAAAGATTGGAAAGCCAGACCCACAAGAATTCAAGCCGTGGATTATCATGCTGGGCATGAGGTTCGATGGCAGAGACGAAGCAAAACGATTAAACATTCCTTTGAGGAAACCCGACCTTCGCTGGAAGCAAATTTGAAGAATCATGGTCAATGCAGTAATAAGAGGCAACGAGAACATTCCTTCATGGAGTAAGGCATTGCACGCTGATGATAAAATAAATCTCGGAGGCACTTCAAGCGAGACATTGGGGATTGACTTCACAGACCAGCAATGGAAAGATATTGCAGCATTGAAGTGTGGCGTTTGCATTCCTTGCCCAAGCAATATCACGACAAACAAGTTCTATGAAATACTTCGTAGAGCAATAAGCTTTGGCGTGAATATCACAGATGTAAGGTACTTCAATGAGTATGCGAACAAGCCTGACTTCACGGGAGTTAAGCTCTCTGATATCAAGTACTGGACAAGTGGAAAAGTAGACGATTACATCTACAAGGTGGCCCCATATCGAACGGTGGTTGAATCATTGCTTACGGTCACTCATATATACGCTGGAATCTATTCAGACGACACGCAGTACAACAATCCAAGCAAGAGCAGATTCTTCATTTACGAGACTGAATGGATGCGAAGGTTGAATGAAGTTCTCAGCCCAATTGACGGAATAGACGTACATGTATATGACCGCCCGTACATGAAGAAACTTGACCCGATAAAGGTGAAGGAATTCTTCGCCAGATACACTCGTCCAATGTACGTGATAGAAAGTGGGAGTATAGCTGCTGCTGATGCGATTCCCGACACAGAGCGAACCTACTTCACATGGGATATCACTCATGCAGCACTTGGCCAAAAAGATGAATTCTCAGTTCAGCTAATGGAGCAAGTCAAGATGGGATTCGGTTTGGTATGGAAAGGAAGTCTTACACATTGGGGTTTGAGATACCTGAGCCTTCCAAGAAAAACAAAGCCACGCATAATCAAGGTGTGGTTCACGTTCGGATTCGGCTCATTCAAGTGGTGGACTCTAAAATTAAGCAACGGACAGGAGAAACTTGTGTTCAGTTCTAGTCAGCCTGTTGAAGGAAGCATCCTATGAGACGTGATGCCGTCTATATCACTATCATTCTTATTTTGCTTCTAAGCGCAGTATTTGCTCTTGACAGATATAGACATGAAAAGATTGAGAAGATGGCATACGTTTCAGCAAATGATGTTCTGAGCGTTGAAATAGACAAGGCTGGGAATGAGATTGCATCGAAGAACCAAATCATTGTTGAATCGGAGAGGCAATATAGGCAGCTTGATTTGTCATTCGATAGCATGCATTTGGAACTTCAGAGCCGAGTTAAGAAGATGAAAGGAAACGTGACTTCATCTGCTTTGATTTCCAGCACGACAGAACTCACTTCATCAAGCCAGACGATTAGAGATACCGTTGATGCCATTGTAGTTTACAAGGGAGCGCACAAGGATGAATGGGTAGAGTGGAATGGAGCGGCAAGGGCTGATTCATTCATCGTTCATTTCATTGTCGAAAATAAGTATCAGTTTTCTGAGGTGGTTCGGAATCCATTATTCAAGCCAAAGGAAACAATAGTGCAAGTGGTGAACTTGAACCCGTACACACGAACAAAATCTATTGCCAGTTATACGGTAAAGGAGACAACGAAGAGATTCGGTGTCGGCCCGCAAGTTGGATATGGACTTGACATCAAGACATCACAGCCATCATTCAATGTCGGTATAGGCATTCAAGCCCGTATCATCGGGTTCTAGTTATAGCATTACTACCTGATTTCTTCTCAAATAGGTATGCCAAAGGGTGCCTACCAAATGCCGAAAAACGCTGATTTCATCAGTTTAGGCCAAACTATTTTCATTTTTATGGCTTTGATTTTCAACCACTTACAAGATAAACGTAAAATATATTTGGTGAAACCAATAAAAACCTTTTATATTTGGAGTATGCAAACGGGATAGAACAACGGTTCGCTCCAATACACATCGTGGGGATGGGATGAATTTATAGCCTACATCTATTGAGACGCCGACCTAATACCACGTAAAAATTACCGAAAAAAAACCTGAATAAGGGGTGGGGAATGAGGATAGTTCTTTGAAATTTTGGGAAGTATGAGTGCATCGGAGGATGTATCCTGACAAGAAATTGGTTAAAGCCGTGAGGCTCGACATTCATACGCTAAGATGGTGAACTAGCAAATCATCATCCCGTACATGGATGGGTATCCATGCTGATGATTCAGAAATGATGAAACGGGAGCAAACAAAACAAAAACAATATAATCATGACAATCGCAGAACAGTTAAACGTAACGGAGCTTCCTTTTATCATATCAGATTCAAGGGGTAATACACTTTATTATGAAGATTCAGATAAGTATTGTATCAAAAGAGAGTTTGATTCTAATGATAATGTAACCTACTATGAAAATTCAAAGGGAGTGATTATAGACAAACGCCCCGAATCAATTCCTGAATACACAATGGAAGAGCTGACCAATATAGTAGGCAAAGAATTCAAACTCAAGAAGTGATGGTGTTTAACCACCCGTCCAAGATACTAAGTAAATAATCAGGCGAAAGCCGCAACACGCACAAAAATGAATACATACAACGTAACCAAAAAACGAGATGGTCAATCAGCTAAGCATGACTACCAGATTTTCGCTCTTGACTTCGCAGCTGCAAAAAAGCAATTTGCTAAAGACATGACGAATGGCAACTACGAAAAGAACAACGACATTAACTGGCTATC